GTTAAAAATATACCTATTAAAAATCTTCCTATAAAATAGCTTGGTGCTATAATCAATATTAATGTCTGTAATTTTTTCAATAGTCTGTTTTTTATATATTTTATAGTGTATGTAAATATAAAATAATAAATACCTATATTTCCAACCCATCTACCATCTTTGTATATTTTCCAAGAATTTTTTATGTTTTTTAAGTAAGTTTCCATCTTGTTCTGTTTTAATAATTAATAATATTCAAATATAACATTATTTATTTAATTAACAAAATATTTAATAAGTTTTTTTATTTATTTTAATGAATTGCATATTTACCAAAGTTTGGCTTACTAATTACAGAATAAGTAGCATATCTAATAGCATCAATAATGTGGTTGTTTTTATCAATAGGTTTATTAATCATTTTACCACTTCTATCTTCTTGCCATTTGTAGTTTCTAAATTCTTGTATTGCATTATGGCTATCCTTTAGAATATGTATTTTAAATCGTTTTAATAGATCTATTCCTGCATTTACACTATCAGCACCTTTTAAACTTGGTCGTACATTCCAACCCATCCTACGTAGTTCTTCAATCAATCTAGGCTCTGCTGAATCAAAGTATATTGTTTGTCTTTCTATTCCTACTTCTTTCCACTTCTTATGGATATCTATTGTAGTCATTTGAGTTTGATACAAATGTTCTTTAACATAAAGGTCATATTCTTTTCTATAAACAGAAACTAAACTTGTAGGATCATTAGTATATCCTGCATCTGCACCAAAGCTGATAAATTCTGCATCTTCAGGAATTTGATTAACCTCTACATAACTAAATATAGTTGATTTACTGATTCCCTTTATACCAAGTCCGTAGATTTGCCAATATTGTTCGTCAGTATATTTTAGCCTTTCAATTTCTTCTTTAATGCTATCACTAAGGAAGCTATTATCCAAATAAGTAGTAATGTTAAAATCGGCATCTTTTCTTGGTATTACCTTGTCATAAATCCAATGGTATTCATCCGATGGATTAAAGTCAAGAATTATTTTTTCATCTGTTCTAAATATTAATTGTTGCCAATCCTCATAGTCTAATTCATTGGCTTCATTTATAAATAGTAAATTTCTTTTTCTACCTCTAACTTTTTGAGGTTGATCTAAAGAAATAAATTCTACTAGGTTTCCATTTATCTTGTATTCGTGGTTTGATTTATTATGGTTAGCTTCAAAGTAGCAATTATGTATTTTTAATATATCTAAAAAATCCCTCATTACAGATGCTCTAACTGATGGGAATGTTTTTCTACATATTGTTATTGTCTTTCCTGTATTCTTTAACGAATAATGAAATATAATATAAAGCAGGATGTTATATGTCTTTCCTGACCTTGTTCCACCCTGTTCTATTGATATCTTTTTATTAGACTTTAAAAGGTGTTTAAAAACTACGTTAGTCTTTATTTTCAATTATCTCAATTTCAAAGTGTGATGGCATTCCGTCTGCTCCTGTTATTTCTTGTCTTTCTACATAACCCCTTTTCTTGCCTTTTGTCTTTAAATAGAATATAGTTGCTGCAGTTGAGTTTTCAGAAATTTGTTTGTGTAATTGACTTTCTGCAAAGTCTAATGCTACATTTTCTATTTCCTGAACTGCTATTGCAAACATTTCATCTTCCTTTAGCCATTTGTAATATGTGCTTCTTGGTATATCTGCTTTCTTACAAGCAACTGTAACAACCCCTAAACTTTGCTCTAGTGCTGCTAATAGTGATTCTTTTTTAATATGTCTACTTTCGTTCATTATAGATTTAATTTTATTGTAAACTCATTCGCTTTCCTTTTAACATTTGAAATCATAGATGGGTATAATTTAATCAAATCTTTAATAGCTTTTTTTTCCATCTGAATAGTTCTATAATCTTTACATCCACCATCTTTTCCCCAATGGTCATTTTCCCAATGCAAATATCTTATAGCTAAAATTCCACCTTTGTCTTTTATATGTCTTAAGCAAATTTCATAATCTTCTTTAACAGGAAAATTTTCATCAAAGTAATATTCCCCATCATTTATTATTCCCATCAAAGATGCAGTAACATAACTTCTAGTTAAAATAGGTTTATAAGGATATGTTCCTCTAGGTGAACTTTCAGTTCTTGTTCCCCAAATTTTATACCCCATTTGTTCGCTTAGATCAAAAAACTTTAAAAATTCTTCCATCCAAAAGCCTTCATCCCTTACTTCTATTTTTTTAGTATTTCTTTTATCTAGAAAATTATATCCAACATTCTTAGCATCATCATCTAACATCACCACCCATTTTTCGTCTGTATTTTTTAATATCCAATTTCTAGTATTTGTAATACCCCTCACTTCTTTTGGCACACAAACAATATTTTTTATTAAATCTTTATACTGATGGTATTCGCTTTCAGGAATAAAAAAAGTAGAATTAGGTAATATCTTATTTGTTGTGGTAAGCCCTGCTCTACCCTTACTTGGTACTGCTATCAGCATCTTTTAATCTTTTTTTAAATTCATCCCAATATAATACTCGTTCTAAACTAACTGCATCAAAACCACTTCCTTTTTTATATCCACCTCTACGCACCATTTTTAGTTTTAAAGTTTCCTTTAATTCTTCCCAATCAACAGAATTTGGCTCTGCCATTATAAGTATGTATTCTTTTGGTGGCTCTAATTGAACAGATTGTGGTAATTCAATATCATCATCTTCTTCTAGATCATCAATAGCATTATCAATATTTAAATCTAAACCCCAATCTTCTAATAAATCAGTATCCCAATCATTAGCTAGAACATCCCAATCCCATTCCCCGAAACCTACATTGTCTTTAATTATAAATTCCTGTGCTTTTTTCTCATCTAAATCATCTGCCTGTATAATATAGACTTCTTTTAATCCTATCTCCTTACAAGCCTTATAACGCATATTTCCACCTAGTATAATATTATCCTTATCAACAACTATTGGTCTAAGTGATAACATCTCAGGAAATTCCTTTACACTATTAACAAGTTTCTGAAACTTATGTTTGTTTATGAATCTAGGATTAGCATCATTTTCTTTTATAGATGATATGCTTACCTTTTGTATTTTAGCTTTTATCATTGTATTAAATTTTCTCTAAGGTACAAAAAAATTATTTTCTGTATATTTTTGTAATTACTAATTGAAATATTCCAAAGTAAACAACAATATCTTCTTCGTATATTTCTTTATCTTCAAAGGGATAATGTCTGATTCCAAACAAAATCCCTTTAAAAAAACCTGCTTTAATTTCATAACGTAATAACTCCATAATATATAATTTGTAGTATAACGTTTTTAAAATTACTTTTTACAACTAAGCACAAAGCACATTAAAACGTGCCTTGTACAACTGTTGTAAGTAATTAAAAAAGACATACAACACAGAATATAAATAATTAAAAATTACACCTTCCGTAATCCATATAGATATTCTCAGCAGGGTTTGTGTAGTAATTCAATATATCTTCATTGTCTTTTGGCTTTGGAAAATTACTTCTTCCACTTTCTGTTAAGATGTTGTACCACCAAGTTAATGCTTTTTTCATTTTTGTAATTTTTAAAAATTCATATTCTAATTCGTTAGCATCAAGGCAATAGGGATAGTCTCCATTTACCAATGTTTAGTGATTTCCTATATCCGTTTCTTTCTGAAAAATAGAGTCTATGTTTAGTCGTGTCTTTCCAATGTATTCCTTTACCAAATAATCGAATCCATCCAAGTCCATTACTTAACGCTATTGCCCAAATGCTAACACCGCATAAACGCAATACATATTGCTTATCATTAGTATAGTTACTGTATTTATATTTTTTTATCATATCTATTATTTTTTTTGTAAGTACTGCGTTTATTCAAATTCGTTACCAGCTCATACCTTCCATTGATGTACTGCTTTCTATTACTTGGCACTTGTCTTTACTTTTCCAAGACCAAGATTTTTTCAATAAACTAATTCTTTCTATAATTTCATCTATTCTATTTTTAGGTAAACCCTCAAATAACATTAATATTTTTTGATCATCAAAACTATAATTTTTAGAATTTAATTTTATTTCTTTAATTTCTTCCTGAAGATGTAGATTTTCTTTTTTAACTTTCCTATACTCATTCTGTAAAAAATGGACTTGGTCTATTTCATCATAGTTTAATTTACTTTTAAATTGAAAGCAGGATTCTAATTCAAAAAGGTCTTCGTTACTTTTCTTGTAAATTGGATACATCTTTACTAAATGTATAACTGATGCGTGATCTGTTTTCTTTCCCATTGAGGTAAAAAAGTTAGCAATACTTGTCCATCTCATATTCATTTTCTTTCTAAAGATATAACAAGCCAACGCCCTTAATTCTACATATTCTCGCTTCCTAGTATTTTGAAATATATCTACTCCTGTCATTTCAATAATACGTTCTGATATTTTTAAATAATCTTTATTCATTTCTTAAAATTTTTATTTCTCGTTCTAAATAATCTTTTGCTTTTAATAGATCTCCTAATTCGTCTTTCTTTTTTCCTGCTCTAATAACATACTTTAATACGTTTCCTCTGCTAAAATTTAATCCGTAATCATTTATGACATCTATAACATCATAATCTTTTCCGTTATCGTAATGTACTTGTGTTGCTTTCATTCAGTTCTTAGTTTTAAAAGGTGATAGCATTCAGCATATTTCTGCCTTGCTTTACCCTTATATTCTTGTTTAAATAATTCGTATAGCTTTCTAGTATATTGGTATTTAGTTTGGCAATCTGCATAATACTTTTCTGCAAACCTTTTACCTTTTCCCTTAAAGTAATTTACATTGTCTGCAGTATCTCCTGCAATCATCTGCTCATAAAAATTATACATAGCTTGATCTTCTGATATGTCAAGTATTTCTTGGTGCTTATAATGATAATTATACATCAGGCACGGAAACTGCTTATAATCTTTATCTATTGATACAATCATAACTTCATTTCTTCCTAATTCTTCAGATAACTTTTTCCAATACCTAGCAACCATATCATCTGTCTCTACTCCGTAACCTACAACACTATCGTATTGTTGTTTTACAAAATCGTGCATTTCGTGTAATAATGGTGGTAATTCTTGCTTTTTCCTATTAGCTTTATACTTGCCTGTAATTAGTTTCCTAAAGTTTCCTCTAGATCCACTAAATGTAATTACTTTATCTATATTATACATATCTTCTAGCTTGTTTACAATAGCCATATATTGCTGATCAAACTTATTTCTAGCATCAGCTATGTCTGTATAATACTTTTCATCCTCAGGATGTTCTCGCTTCCTATAACAACTTGCAAATATTAAACTATCTGCATCTACTAATAATATCATAATATATCCTGTATTGCTCCATCAATATACATTATCGCATTTTGACAAGTGTTATCTTCTATTTCTCCATTTTCAATATCTTCTAAAGCATTTATGTAAATATACCTTATTTGTCTTTCTAACATAGGAAATTCTGCTATTGACTTCATACAATGCCTAGCTAAATCCCCAATATTTATAGTTGTTTTTTTCTGCTTCATAATTCTTTTAATGAATCTTTAATTGAACTTAAATGCATATCCTGCATTTTTTTATTTTCCTTTACAACCTGATCTACTATAAAACCTAAGTCTTTAAATAAATGCTCTACATTAAAAACAACCCAATTATCTTTTCCATATCCAATATGTAATTCTCCGTCTTGACAATAAAGGTGTTCTGTTTCGTGTATGTATGTAGTTTTACTTTTTTTCATATTGTGATAAATTTATTTGTAAGTAATTTCTTAAATCTGATTTTTCTATTATCCTAAACTTAATTGTAATATCAGTTATAGATTGGTCTTTTTCTGTATGGGATTCGATTGATTTTCTAACCTCATCCCATAGTGCTTCATTTACTTTCATTTAATTAAAGTTAAATCTAATTCATTAGCTACATAATTAATATGTTTCTGTGTAGTCTGTGACCAATATCCTAATTGATATAATTTACCCTCTGCTATGGTTGCAACGTGAGTTGTGTAACTCCATACCTGATTTCCTTGAATTGATAAATTTTGCTTGTACTTTGATAATCTATACATCTGTTCTGTTTTTATTGGTTAAACATATTACCTATTTCTAAACCCTTATTTAAACCCTTTTCAAATTCTTGGTTTGCTAGATCACATAATATATCATTTAATGAAATAAATTGTTCTGTTGTTAGATCTAAGTTTAAAGCATTTTTTTTCTCGAATGCTTTTGCTAAATTTGATTTTTTTTGTTCTGTTGACATTTGTTCTGTTTTAATAATTAATAAAGTATAAATATAATATAAATATACTTATAAACAGAAAATTTAATAACTTTTTTTTAAGAAATATTAATATTAATTATACTAGCATCGTTTTCTTCTAGTAAATAAACATCTTTAAGAAGTCTTTTTTTTGTCCACATTGTAGTGTCAGGACAATATTTTTTTACAGGTATTGGCATCTGTAGATTATTAAGCCAATATAAAAAGTTGCCTTTAGGATCATTAACAAAATATAATTTAATTACATCTTCATCTAATGACATTAGAGCATCGTACTTATCTTTCTCAAGCATCTTCTGTTCGTAATACTTATTACGAAATTTCATTTCAATAACGCAGTCTTTTCCCCTTGGTGTTTTACCTATTGCATCGTATCTAGTGAAACCATCACCACACCATTTTAAATCCCATCCATCTAAGTTAAGCAGGAACACAACTGCCTTTTCCCACTTATTAATTTTTTTTAATCCCATTGTTCCAAATGATATTCAATTCTTTAATCCATTGAACTATTCTTTTGGGGTTACAAGTACAGGGTTTATGGTATTTATGGTTGTGGTACTTTGCGTGGAGTTGGCAAACCAATTCAAATTCTTCAGGGGATAAGTGCTGTTTTTTACCCATCCTGAATTTTCGCCAATCAATTCTATCTTCTTTTTCAAATTTTACCATCTTTTAATTTTTATATTATTAAGACTTTCTCGTCTTTTATCACAATTACATTTTGTTCCTTTATAAGCGTGATATTTATCTACAAGGTATTTAATACCTGTATATTTAGTTATGTAATAAATTAAATCTCCTAATTTCATTATATCGATTTTAAAATTTCTAAACAAAGTTCATTTGGTATCTTACTTCTATTATAATTACCTTTTATTCCTTGTGTTCCTGTTCTACTTCCCCTTGGTGCTGATTCGTGATGACAATTATTATTCCCATTAAAACATTCAGGTCTAGGCTGCCATCCATTTATATTTAATAATGATCTTATATTATTGCTCCAAATATCTGTAGGTTTTGCTCTATTATCTCCGTAGGTACAATACCAAACTGTTGTTTTTGGTAAACCAATCATAAAATTTTGTTTTCTTAATAAACCCCTAGGATTTTCAATATACCATTTATCAGGATTTAATTCTTTAATAATTTGTAATGTTTTTTTCACAATCAAATCGCTTTTAATTGCAAAATTAGACAATGGTTTATTTTTAGGTCTATGGTGTGAAATAGCAGCAATACTATAAGTTGTGCAAGGTGGACTAGCCCATATAATATCAGGCTGAAATGGAACTTTTTTTATATCAAAATTTAATATATCAACTACATAATCTATTTTATCAAAGTCATTTACATCACTACTAAAAACATCATAACCTAAACTTTCAGCTGCTTTTCCAATACTTCTACTTCCTGCAAATAATTCTAAAACTTTCATTTAAATTTTGTTAAGTATTTATTGTCAATTACGTATGTTTCTCCGAAGCCAAAATCTTTTATTTCTTTTAATTCTATTACTTTTTTTCTTTTTATATGACCTATTAATTCAACAGAGTTTTCCTGCACCCAAGCAAGTACATAATGCTTTGCTATCTTTCTTTTAAATTGATTTGCAAATAATAATAAAGGTGGTCTGTTCTTAGAATTAGAAGATTTAACATCGACACCATATTTAAAGTCGCTTCCTGAATCACCCTTGCCAATAGTTAATACATCAACCTGTTCTCCTGTATGTTTAGAATAAGCATATTCTCCAAGAACACCTATGTAATGCCTCCACCAAGCAGGTTTACTTTTAAAGAAATTAGAACTATTTTTTGTATCTGCGTGATTCATTGAGCCTGATCTTTTCATTGCTAAATCTTTGCACCAATCTAATTCTTTGTCTGTTAATTTGATTATCATAGTAGCTTTTTTAATTTGTCCTTTACTTTTCTATATGTGTTGTAAAGTGTATAATATTCAATATACGAATTTCTAGAAAAATCTGCTATACTTTCACCCTCGTTTATTATTTCAAATACTTTTCTGTCATACCAAAACATCTTATTTAATTCAGATTTTATTTTATCATAGGCTTCATCATAATCTACATCACAATCTAATTTAGTATAATTGGTATCTTCTATATTAAGCATTGTAATATTTTTACCCTTACGTTTTAAATCTATGTATAATGTTTTTAGAACTTTATAAATGTAGTAGTAATTAATATCATTATCATAATAAATAATGTCTAAACCTGCTTCTATTTTTGGTATAATCTTAATATACATTTCCTGTACAATGTCTTCAGCTATTGTTTTATTACAACCAAATGAATTAACAACATTAATCCAAGTCTTATGCTTTTTAGCTAGTAATAATATAACTTCTTTTTCAGACATTATTTCAATGGGTCATATAAATTTTCTACTATTTGAGGTAATCCAAAATCATTAACTTCGAAGCTAAAAGTATCAAAAGAATAACCTCTAGATCTTCCACACTTTACAGTTACCCAATCTTTGTTCACAGTGTTTGCTTCTAGCTGAATTACCGTTTCTGCTTTCTTTTCTAAGAAACTACCTAGATGACCTGTACCTAGTTTTGAACTACCAAAGTTTTGATGTATAACGTTTATTATGTGGCATTTGTAAATTGATGACCATTCCATTAATTTCTGAACTAGATGATTACTTTCAGAAATATTGTTAGCATCAGAACATAAATCTGCAATACCATCTATAATTAATAAAGATGGTGTTTTAATTCTTTCTTTTAAATAGTAATCTATGAATTCAATTCTCATTTTATAGTCTATTGACCTCAATCCAAAGGTATGATAAATTTCTGAATTAATATTAGAGTCCATTTTATGCACCCTTTCAAATACTTTTTGGCAATGCCAAGCCCCTTGTTCTGTATCTATATGAATTAATTGTCCATCTTCTCCACGATGTCCTTTTATATCTCCTCCAAATTGATTTTTATCACTTAAATAACAAGATGCTAATAGTGATATAAAAAATGTTTTCTTTGTTTTAGGTGGTGCAGTTACTACTGATAGATTTCCGTATGTTCCTAATGCTATCGGTACAATTAAATCACCATCTATTTTATTTGATTTTACTACTTTCTCACCATAAGATAATGCTACAGGTGGATAGTCTACTTTTTCTTTAGAATTTATAAAACAATCTTCTTCTATAAATTGCATTAACATTCTGTGTTCGTTCTGTTTTTCTGTCATTTGATAAATATATAAAAAAAAAGGTATAGATTATAAAACCTACACCTTTTTTATTAAAAATGGTTAGTTTTAAAATGGTAAGTCTGCATCTGCAGTTGCTTCAACCTTAGCTTCTTCTTTTTCTGCTAAAGTGATATTTCCATCAGTCCAAACTACTTTTCCATTTCCTAAGTAATTTTTTTGAACTTTAGCATCCCTTTCTTCTTTGGTTTGACTATCCATAAAGGCAACATTGTTTCCATATCTAGTTTCATCCTGAACTGATATTGTGAAATTATAATAGACTGCTCCGTCTTTGCCCATTATAAATTTTTCTTTTGGTAGCTTATCTACTCTAATTGATCCTGTAATTAATGTACTCATAATATATAAAATTTAAATTATTTCTTTTTAAAATCATCTGATTCATCTTCACCAAAAACTCCTAGTTCATAAAAACCTGTAAGTTTTAAAACAGCCCTGCTTAATGCTCGTTTCTCTGCCATTTCAGCAACATACCAACTATTGCAATTTCCATCTTTATAATTAGCACCTTTTAATGCACTTCCAAAAGTTTCTAAGATTGTATTTGGTTTTGCTGAAAGATATGCATTCGCTTTAAATACTGCAAAGTTAGTTTCACATCTTATAACCTCATAAGTTATAGTAATGTTTTCTTTAGCCTGTATTTTTTCAATACCTTGTCTAGTGATAATTACATAATGTTGATGCTTATAAACATCTTCCTTTTGTAAATCGTATTTTTTGTAAAGTTCTAATAATTTTTCTCTGTTCATTTTTATCTGTCTTTAAAAATTTGTTTTGATACTTCTATTTGTGCTTCTAAAAATTCTATTTTTTTTAGTAATGCATTTATTCTAAACTCATATTCTTCTATAATTGATTTAGATGTTTCTGTTGAATAATTTATTCCCATTAGTCTAGATTTAATAAAGTTGATTTAGCTATCTCGATTTTCTTTTCTAGATCAGGAATAATTTTCTTGTTGTCATTTAGAACTGCTACATACAATTCTTGTTGTAATTCTTTTACCTTTTTATTTAAGGTAGTTCTTTGTGTTACCATACTTTTTTTATATTAATTAATAATTCTGTTGAACAAATATAAACAAAAAATTTAATAACTAAGGTTTAAAACAAAAAAAAGGGCAAAAAATTAATTTTACCCCTTTTAATATCAAAGTATAACAGAACAAAGAATAATCAAATGTAGTTAATTACATTGAATCTACAAAGTTTTTATATCTTTTTATCATATCTTCTATTTCAAAGTTTGATAGCTTTATTATTTGTTGTGCTTTTATGCTTAATCTTTCTGCAGTTCCCTCACCATATTTAGCATCTAGGTTTACGGAAAATTTATATTGTTCTCCATATTTAAAAACATTGCATCCTGCACATTGTACTTGGCAATTTACCTCATCCCATCTAGTTGAATAATGTTTACGTGATTGAAAATGCCCGTTCTGTAATTTCTTCCAATGATCCACCTTGCCACAAGTAAAGCAGGTAGCTTTTTCATCTACTGAATTTTTTAGTCTAATATATTGGCTAAATATAGTATCTAGCTTTTTAACTAATTTACTTCTGCTTACCTTTTTATTCGATGGCATTATCTAAAATCTGTATAATATGCCTAATTTCACTTCTTTCAAACTTACCCTCTACCTTTCCATTATATGTTTCTAACTTAATTGAATACATATCTTTTTCTTCTTTCTTATCTTCTTTATAAAGGTGGTTTACATCTAATTTGAATTGCATAATTTTAAAATTTTGATTAAAATGTTTTTTTTTGTAGAATAAAAATAATAAATTTAAATTTTTTTATTTAAACATATAACCAAATATATATAAATATATCTAAAAATAAATATAAAATACAATAATAATATAATAAAAATAAAGACTTAGGAATTATAATCTTTAAATACTTACCAATATATTTAATTTTTTCTTACTGCAGATCCGAAAAAGTAACCAAAAATTGATAGTACAATTCCCTCACAAATACCAATCAAATGAATCCAAACTTCCTTGTTCGATTCAGGTATATTTAAAAAAACAATAGCATAAATAATAAAAGCAAAAGCACCTAAGCCAATAACACCTGTTAAGTTAAACATAAAATCAAACCCACCTGATTTAGCTTTTTCAACCTCACGTTTTCTTGCTGAATCTCTATCTGCAACTTCTAGCTGATATAATTCAATTAACTCGTTATGTAATTGTATTTTGTCTTGACTTGTTAATTCAGGATCGTTATCAATTAAATTTTTAACAACTCCTAAAACCCCTTTCTCAGGAAGTATATCACCAACAAAGCTAGGTATTTTTTTTAAAATAAACTGACCAACTTTGGTATCTTTAAATTTCTTTTTAGGCATTACTATTTATTTTTATTTAATAAATACCATTTTTGAATAGTATATCCTATTGTTATGCTTAAAAGAATTATTTTAAGTCCTATGTCTATATTGGTCATTGATATGCCGAAGCTACTTAAATTTATTAATATTGTTTTGTAATCTGAAATCATTTTTTATCTATTGATTTTAGCTTCTTAGAAGCCCAATTAATACCTGATGTTCCACCCCAACCTAACCAAGCAACATACCCATTGTCTTTCCAAGGTGTGCTTTTGTTTTCAGGACTTACCTCTGCATTTTTTTTATGTCTTTGAAAAGCTGACATTCTAGCTATTGTTTCCCTACTTATGTTTTCTCCCTTTGCTAATTGGTTTGCTCTAACCCAACCTACTCTAGTCATTCCCTTAACTTCACTTCCGTACTTTTCTCTCCACCTTAATACTTTTTTAGCATTGTTCTTTGCACTTTCAGGATAGTCATTATAGGTTTCTAAATTAACCATATTACCCTCAAAAGATTTATAGCATATTGCAATAGCTTGAGATTTATCGTGATACTGCATAAGTTGAGGTACACACCTCATCATATAATCTTTTCGCTTTTCTCCTATCTTTTTGTTTGGTATTGGCATATCTATAAAGTATAATAAATTCCTTTTTTTAAAGTTTTTAATACTTGCTTTCTATTGTCTTTTTCTTTAAAAGAAACGTGAATCCATTTAGGGTTTTGTGAGCCAA